ATGTTCGTAGAACTGGTTTATGACAAGCGTAATGTTGAGGGGCTCGAAGGGGCCAGAGAGATCATCCTGGCAGAGCTGACGAAGCGAGTGCACCAGATCTTCCCTGATGCCGAAGTGAGGGTGAAGCCGATGCAGGCTAATGCAGTAAACAGCGACTGCACCAAGACAGAGAAAGAGAAATTGAACCGGTTAGTTGAGGAGATGTTTGAGGAGGTTGAATTTTGGTTAGTGGCAGAATAAATCTTCAAAAACCCTGATAAAACTCCAGGTTATCTCCGCACAGAAATAGCAGTACTATTCCATACATATTCGTTTTGCATCGCAAGGTTATGCATGCTGACGCTAATAAGTAACTGGAGAACCGGAGTTGATAAGAATTGGAAGGCTGCTTCCCGGTGGGGTTGTCATTGAGGAAGGTCAACATCGCCCTACTAAAGGGGTCGCTCTACTCTCTACTAGTGATGGGGGGACCGAAGAATTGGTCGTCTATGCTAAAAAAATTCCATTGCGGAGCATTTCCATAGAAGTGACATGCGCTGCTCTAGGGAGATTTCTTTCCTTGCCAATACCCGAGCCGGTGATTCTGATTGATGATACCAACAATGCGTATTTTGGTAGCGTTGATATACCTTACCCAAGCTTTGCACAATTCATCAACGACTCCACAGACGCAGGGATTCGGGAAAAATTGGAGTCATGGCCGTTGTTGCAAAAAGCAGCATACTTTGATGAATGGATTGCAATGGATGATAGGCATAATGGTAACTTGTTGTTTAATGGAGATGATTTTTTCCTCATAGACCATGAATCAGCAATTCCATCTGGGCTTTCCCCTGAGCAAAGCGGCATTGATTATTACTCCAACCAATTACTACAAGTGGCAAACTATCTTTTGGACAGAACCAACGATATCGCAGTTCAAAAGGCTGCAAATGAAGCTAGATCCTGGTCTGTTGCCAGCCGAAACGGTGCGATGGAGAGCCTTGACGCAACATTGCATGAAAGCGTTCAAGATAAGACAAAAAATCAGTTGATATCGTTCCTGGCCGCTAGAATAGAAATACTAGGTGATATACTTTATGAACAGATTAAACCTCAGCAAACACAGATGAACTACAATGCTCAATCTTGATCATCTCCTTCAAACGCTTCCACCATTACCCTCTATCTCTGGGAAATGGGCATCTGTTTATCTCGAACCAATGTTAGGCTCGGGAGAGAGGCTTACGATCATCGTTGCAGCAGTAGCTTCAGATGGCGAAGTTCTGGTTAGACCTGCGATAAGAAAAGAAGTCATTGAAGCAATGTATGGCTTGAGATCATCTTCGTTCAATAACATGGTGGATTTGATTGCAAAGAGTTTGAAATTCCATCTTGAGAAAAATAATAAATTTGAAGAATGGGTGCCCCCTATTACGGGTGTAACCGTTGGCACACCTAGAGATGCGGCCTCATCAACTTCAACAGGTATACTTCGGCAAGCAGTATCATTGACCTCCAGCCTCTCATCATTGCTTGAGACTGAGCGTGTTGCTAATGAAAAAGTTAAAACCACACGAGAGAAAGACCGTTGGTCAACTCAACTAATCGAGGCTGTTCTCAATCAAGATGCAAAAAGGGAACTGTTTTTCAATCGACAATTTAGTTTCACTGATGGACATAGACCTGCCAAAATTTTCTACTTGAGCGATAGTGCAGCAATTAACACAGGTAAGTTACTGCCATCAAATTTGACGGAATTTGTCAAAGATGGGAAAGCAAAAATATCTGATTTATCTATGATAAAAAAGCATGGAGAACTTTTCCGTAGAGATATTCATGAGATGCTCGTGTTTAGACCTACTGATGATGATCCTGCTTATACTGACAAAAATATTGCTGCCATTAATAGCGCCTATCTTGCACTTGAGGATTTGGCTGATACGTATGATGTCAGAATCAAACCAGTTTATTCTGTTGAGCATGCAGCTAACATAATTTTAAAAACCGCAGCTTAACAATCGACTGTCCTAAGTTTACTCAACCCGGCCACCACGCCGGGTTTTTCACTCGACTTTTCTGCTCTTTCCGGTCCTGATTTTCAGCAACGCATCCAGTTCTTTACTTGCGTCTTTACGACGCAGGAAGAAAGACTCCTCTTTTTCACGCTTCATCTCCCTTTCAATCATAAGAACAGGCTCGACCGGCACAGCCTGCAATGCAGCTATACAATCCTCACGTGTAAATAGAAGCGGAGCTCGAGGTCTATCACTTATACGGTAAGCCTTTAGCCTTCCTTCCAAAACCCATCGCGTCACAGTCCCCCTTGAAATGCCGAGTAGCTCAGCGACCTCCTTTCGTGTCATTGTTAGCTTTTCCATAGATGCCCTCGCAATCCTGTTCGACTGCATCCATCCTTACACAAAACGCTTTAGAGTGTATACATCATGCCAAAAACACGCTCAGACCTTGCCGAGAATTCACTAATTGACCTGAAATATATAACTAACGATTCGGGATTCACTGCTAAATATTTTTACTCGCTGATGAAGCGGGGTGAGTTCCCTGCCCCGATAAAGCTAGGCAGAAGTTCGAGATGGTTACTCAAAGATTATTCTGAATGGAAAGCCAGACATATTGCGAAAAGGGACACCAAAATGCATTTGAAGTAAAATGCAACTCGGTAGCTTGGCATGAACACTGAGCAACCAGCCGCCGCCTGTTCTTGCATACGACGGGCGGCGGCTTCTTCAGCTTCCTGATTGCAACGCTTCGACCTGTTTCTTTAAATCTTGTATTTGATCCATTAAAGCCAGAATGGCTTCATGATGAAGGGCTGCAGCCACACCGTAGGTATCAGGGCTTAAAACCTTCTCTACGACCGTACCATCATCCAGAGTACGGTCACCACCCTCGAAAACGAATTCAGGAAATACATCCTGCACTTCCTGGGCAATAAACCCAATCCCTGGGGCCACGCCATCCAGACGCTGCCAGGTTACGCCGCGAAGCTTAACCATTTTTCCTAACGGGTCCTCGATGCGTTTGATGTCGAACTTAAGTCTACCATCTGAGTTAGGAACCCATGACCCAGGAGCAGTTGCTGAACCATTGCCAGAAAAAATGTACGATGCCCCCCTCACATAGTTGCCAGAGCCGTCTAAAAGAGCTACGTCAAGCTGACCATATCCATTAGAGTCACCCCATTTATATCTACCTGACAATCCTGTAAGAACCCGTGTGACACCGTTAACTATATAATTTGATGAGAACGCACTACCTGACACTTCAGTACCTGAGGCTGGATCTGAGACGGATTTATTAATTGCATAAACATTTCCAGACACTGAAATCTGAGTGGAAATATCACCACCAGTTTTGCCATTCACAGTGACAAATCTCGAATCATCTCCGGCGGCGACCGTTCCCGCCGCTGATCCAACGTTCCTGGTAGCGCTGTTTCCTAAACCGAGGTTTGTGCGAGCGCCTGATGCGGTTGTCGATCCGGTACCGCCCTGGTTAACAGGTACGGCCCCACCGCTCTTGGTTGCCATATTGTCAGACAGATATTTCCATGATGGGCCGGTGAAGGTGGTGCCGTCTGGCAACTTCACTGTGATGTTTCCGGCGGCGCTGTAAACCTGCTGCCAGTTCTGTTTGTCGTAATTCAGTCCACGCAGAGCTTCTGCACTTTGTGCCACCAGCGCAGCAGTTACCATGTTCAGCGCAACGCGGGGAACAGCTGACCAGGCCGCGCCGGCCTTAGTAGGCCCGGTAAAGTTACTAACCAGAGTCACCTGGGTATTACCGTCAACCGTTTTTACTGGCAGCGTATAATCAACACCGCCCACAGTAGAGACAATAAAGTCACCCGCGGCGAGTTCTGTTGCGAATGAGGTTCCGGAACCGCCAACAATAGCGGATCCGTTTGTCAGGGTGATAGTTCCTGCAGACATCTGTGCTCCTTACGGGCAATAAAAAACCCCGCCGGAGCGAGGTCAAATTTTTGATGATAAAAACCCTTTTGTGTTTGAGAAAAAACACATCATTAGATTAAAATTCACCCATAACAACAAAAGGGAATTACATGAAAACTCGTCTTTTACTCACAGCTATCACATTTTTTATGTTTGGCTGCTCTGGCCATGAAAGAGAATATAATTTCAAAATGGATTACCCAGTAGATGCAGCGCGCTTATCTCTTGGTGGTGATATTCACGTCAACATCGACTGTGCAAAAAGGAAAGTTAACGTTATTTCTGATAGCAGCAATGGCATTTTCAGCCGACATATAAATAAGCGGATCAGCAATATCTGTTATAAGAAAACAGATAAGCTTGATGTCGTATACCGCTTCGAACCTGCAAAAGGTGTAAAGCAAGACATGATCGCTACTCAATACCCACGCGTCCCGCCAGTATCAAATTCCGACAAACTGAGCGATGGGGATTCGTAATCCACGCCCCTGAAGTGTCTGGCTCCAACTGCGCTGATTTTTTGAGATGTATCGGCCCTGCAATTGCGAGCCAGTCCATTTCAGAGCAATACCTGAGTAACCAGTTACCCCTCCATCATCACTGAGGTTTCCGGGGCAGTTATTTACCAGAATCCACGGGGTAAAGCTGAGGTTTAACACAAAGGTATTGTTCTGAAGGTCATAGTTTGCAGGGACATCAAAGAAGCCAACAACCCGGGGCATTTTCGATGCTGAAGCTGCGCTCCAGATGAGGTTTCCGGCACTATCGAAAACATCCAGGTAACCACTCTGCATTCCGATGTTTCTCGTCGTGCGAATCATGCTCCCAGCATTGTCTTCAAGAAGCTCAGCTCCAGGCAAACCATACTTATTCACATCAAGTTTAAGCCATCGCAATGTTCCGTCATTCCAGAATTGTTGCTGGGTGAAACCCAGTGTACTTCCGTCACCGAACGGACTATCCACGCGGTAAAACCCTTTATCCGTAACAGCGCCAAGCAAGCGCTGATCATAATAAAGGGTGGACCTGTTTTGTGAGTCAACGAGCAGCTTTCCGGCACTGTTGTAAACTTCGAATCCGCTCATTGAAAGTTATAAACCTCAACTGTGAAAGTGAATGCTGGACTGCCGGTGATCGGTAAATAGAATGCAGTGAAGCCGCCATTAAAAGCGCGGCAATAATATTCATTCGCAGTTACTCCCGTCGTTACAATCGTTATAAATGAGCCATCCTGAGTTATACCCGAAAAGTAAACGTCTTTAACCGTTTCTCCGGCTGCAAACGTTACAGAAGTGCTCCCTATATACCTGATTGCATAATCAGTAAGATCTACAGTAATACGCCCTGCACTATCCCAGCATTGCAAACCTTGTGGCATTACCATAACCCCATTCTGACGCGCAGCACGTTGTTGCTGTCGTAAATCTGAATAAGGGTGCTGGATATCAGCATTCTTCCCCCTCCAGCTACGCCGTTAATTTCGAACGTCCCGCTTTTATCAATTCGCCATCCCTGCGCCCCTGCAACATAATTGTTGGACTGGATAAAGTTACCGATTTTGGCATTGGTGATCGTGCCATCCTGAATAAACGCTGAGCTGATAAAGACCTGTCCATTAACCACAGCGAACGGCGAATACTGGGTATCGCCACTGCCACTCATCAGTACGAACTGGTTAGCGTTGAAACCTACTCGGGTAACAATCGGCTGCCCTGCCTGCGCCAGAACGGCAATCGACATCCCGGCGTTATACATGATGCCGTTTATCCTCACGCCTGTTTTGAGGGTGTAGATAGCCGAAGCGCCAGAGGCATCAACGACGGCGGTAAGTTTGTCCTCCAGTGCTGCAGTAACATCATCAATCTGCGCCTGTACCTGCGTCGAAAGTTCGGCCATTGCCTTATCAACTTCAGCAATCGTCGTTTTAACAACCAGAATATCGGCACGCACTTCCCCGTATTGTGCCCACTGGTGCTCAACTGTTCCGTGGTTCGCCAGGGCGTTCTGTAGTATTCCCTCAATGTTTGTATCTATGTCACCAGTGAGGCGCTCCCCATCAGCAGAGGTAAGAAAATCGTTAGCGATATCACCCAGATAATCATCGGCGTTATCGTTAGACATCCCCCGGATCCAGTCGGTATACCCGGACTCGTTACCCGTTCTGTCGACAAGCTGTGCGCGGTACCAGAATTCCTGCCCTGCTTTAAGGCCGAGCTGGGTGTATTCCGCAGATGGATAAGGCACGTCTGAGAGCAAAAATGGATCTGAAAAGTCACTGTTTGCTGTGTACTGAATTTCCGTTTTTAGCGTATCGCCGGTGTTTGCCGGGAAACCCCAGTTAAGACGAATCCCCCAGTTAATGCCCGTGGCTGTGAATCCTACTGGCTTAGGTGGATTGCCTACTTTGCCAGTCAGCGTCTTCTCTTCTGAATATCCCCATCCTGAGGAAATTTCAGCGGCATTGATTGCACGCACGCGCACCAGGTAGCGCCCGGCATAAATCCCCGGGACGTCGAATGATGTGGTGGAGCTGCGCGGCACGTTAACCCAGTTCCCGTCGTTGCGGCGCCATTGCGCCTCATAGGCGATAGCATTTTGAGCCTGGTCCCAGCTCACGCGCATGGTTTCGACGCTGATATTCTGCTGCACCACGGAAAACGAATTGATCGCGATGTTGCCTGGTGGCGACTGGTTACCAGGAGGAATGACACTCACCGGCCGCTGATCTATAACGGCACCTGTATCGATACGGGTATATTTATCCGGATCGTGCCATGCCGCGGTGATCGAGAAGGTGCCATTATCATTATCGCTTACGCTGACAACGCGATACTGCTGAGCGTAAAGCTCGTCAGATTCAACCACCCAAACAGCTTCAACCTGTGGCGTCTCACTGTATGCCGTGGTGACTGTGACTGATTCACCGTTCACGGCCTGAATGGTCCTGCTCTGCGACGCTCCGGAAGGTAGGTTGAGAATAAGGCGATCACCTGCTGTCGCATCTGCCACGCGGTCAAGTTTGATAACGCGACCGTTAACGGCGCTGATGCGGCCGCCCATAACCTTTCCGGAAAGCAGCTCGTCTGCCACCGCGATGATGTAGCCCGGCTGAGGAATGTTGCCGTCCAGCCCGACATCAAACGAAACAACGCGATCCTTGTTGTTGGTGAGAATCCCCCAGCGCCCCTTTCGGTTTGCTTCAGACTGCCTGGTACAGCCGATGGCTGTCATTTCCAGTTGATTGAAACCGTACCGCGCCACCAGCGCCTGCTCAAATACCGGCTCCATCGCGTCGGCGTAAGCATTACCGGGATCAGACCATGATACCAGCGCTGTGGTGTAGCGGCTTTTCGTGGTGCTGCTCGAATAGGTGAAGCGACCGCCAACAACGTTAGCGCGCGTGTAGCTGTAATCAACATCGCGCGGCATGTCAGCCAGGGCAACAATCTGATCCCCGCCCCAGTAGGTCATACCACGGAAGATAGCAGCAAAATCACGCAGGACGGTGTAAGCGTCATTTCGATCCTGAATGTATACGTTGCAGGTATAACGTGGTTCGGTACCGTTGCCCCCTTTGCCATCTGGTACCATCTGATCACAATACTGGGCAACCTGATAAAGTGTCCATTTATCAATATTCGCAGCGGTCAAACGGTGACCAAGGCCGAAGCGGTCAGTGACCACCAGATCGTAAAATATCCACGCAGGGTTATCCGTCCATGCCCACTTAAAAGCGCCCGTCCAGATGCCGCTGTACGTTCGTGTTTCTGGGTCATAGTTATCGGGCACACGAATAACACGTCCGCGAGGCTCGCAGGATATTTGCGGTATTGAGCCATTGAACTGACTCGAATCAAATTCGATGTACAGTAGCGCGGTATTCGGATAGCGCAGTTTGGCGTCGATTACTTCTGTGAAGCTTTGCAGCGTCATCGTGTCGCCAATCTTCGCGCTATTAGCATCGGCTGTAATCTTGCGCAGCCTGATGGTCCAGGTGCTGCCTGCCTGAGGTAAATCAATACGGTGGCTGCGTTCATAGCCAGAGGTGGTTTTCCCGGCCACGCTGGTATTTAGTACAGTCTGCCACGCGCCGCCGTCCGTCTGCAAGTCAATTGCGTAGTTGATCGAATAGCCAACCAGATCGCCATCGTCCTCCTGTTTGAAGAGAGAAGGCCATTTTAGACGCAGGCGAACAGCTGAAAGCTGCGTATTGGTGAACGTGCGCGTCCATGCTGTAGAGCTGGAAACTTCGGTACCTACATTGATTTCGTTTTCGGTACCCGGGATCCCTTGAATATATTTTTGCGCCTGAGTTCCAGAACGAAACTCCCACGCCACACCGCTGAAGTTTTGGGAGCCGTCAGCATTTTCCAGGGCCGTTCCGTCCAGGTAGATATCTTTTCCGGTTAGCTGCCCTGCAAACTCCCCCTCACCCAGCGCGAGAAGGATTTTTGCCTTGGCTACTGACTGCAGATCGTCTGGCTGTTCTGTAGGAGTCCTTGAGCTTGAACTGCCGCCCTTGCGGCCCTTTAAAACTTTTTCTGTAGCCATATTACGCCCATAAAAAAAGCCACCCGGAGGTGGCCAGAAAAAAGGTTAGTTATCTACTGCTGATCTTCGACATAAATTCCGGCAGAAATAATCGCTCCGCCTATCCGCCGGCGGCCATATAGGAGCGGTACTGGATAGCCTTGCGCCGCGGTGTTTGTTACACCACCGAATGCGTAGGAGGCCCGGTTATCTGCGCTTTGTTTGCTTGCCAGACCTGCAGGTTGAGGAGATAGCATTTGGACAACACCTCCCAGCATCATGGCTGCACCGAATTTCGCAGCCCCGTACCCCACCGCTGATAGAGTGCCGCCTGAGAAATAGCCAATGGCTACCCCAACAACGACGAGCACGGCACCAAGAATTGTCTGTAATACCCCGGCTTTTTTACTTCCGATTACCACCGGGACAATTCGAATAACTTCACCGGTTACCGGAAAACCAAAATCATCCTTTCCGATATTTTTTTTATCTTTAAAGACGGCGTAAGTCAGGCCCCTTGCTTTGCTGGTGATCAGGAATTTCTCAAGCCCGTTTATAGTTTTTGTAAGAGAGTTGATCGCCTCAGCGGTTGTGCGTATTAATCGATGGTGAACCTTTCCATAGGTTTTACCCAAAACACCGCCGAGTTCGATTCGGGTCATGACCTCTGACATTTTATTTCTCCATAAAAAAGCCACCCGAAGGTGGCTTAGCTTATTTTTAACTTTTCAAAGGCATGATCTGGCAGCCGTAGCCCAGTGATCGTTCCATCCTTTCGCGACGGCGTAAACTTTAACATCGCTTCCGCCTGCTTCTGATTTATCGATATTCACCACTGAAAGGGCCCCGAAAATATCGTCTGATGCTGTTATTTTGTAACCTGACTCAGTTGGTATGCTGGAACTTGAAGATCGAAGCTCCACCCATTTAGGGGCCAGGCATCTGTTAACCTGATCTGCGCTCTTTGACGTGTGCTCAGAAAGAATAGGCTTTTGGGATTCGAGGGAGTTTACAGAGCAGCCAGCCAAACCAATAACTAGCACCAAGAATAGCTTTTTCATTTTCATGCTCCTTTGAAATTTCGTAAAGGTTAGCATAGAGATCTGTGACGTAGAATCTTCATCGTCCTTTCCTGCCAGTAGCCACCATACGGCACGCGCTGGCTCAGATGTCCGTACAGGTGGTGCAGCAGCATATTTCCCTCCAGCAGAATTCCCGCGTGGTTCCACTTATCAGCCTGGACCTGCATGATCACCATATCGCCGGGTTTCGGTGGCCCGTCGAATTCCCGGAAACCGCACTCATACCAGCAATCCTGATAGAAGTTGTCCGGATAGTCGTTTTCCCACCAGGGATAATCCACCCGGTAATCATGGAGCTCGATACCGTGCGTCTGCCGGAAATAGCTCATTACCAGCCCCCAACAGTCGTAGTGTCCGAGCACAAACGGGCGCTCCAGCAGCGGCAATTCTCCGCGTGGCTGGATGGTGCGTAAATCCCCCTCCGGCCAGCTCACAATATGCCAGGGTAAAAGCGTTGCGTCGCATTGCGCTTTATCCAGTTCGCTCGGTTGCGTTGTGGCGTCAGGGTGACTGTGAACGATGGCGATCACCGTTCCCCAGTCCTCAGCAGCTGCGTAGTCTTCGGGGCAAAGGACAAAATTGTCCTCCGGCGCCGCGGCAAGATTACGGCATGGGAAATAGCGTTCCACTCGGCTTTTCTGCGCCACCACGCCGCAACACTCAAGAGGATATTCAGCTGCAGCATGCGCCATAATCGCATCGATGGTTTTCTGACGCATATTAGCTCCTGATCAAAGACGTGCCCGGGAAGCCCCCAAACGAGAGTTCGTTATTTTCGCCGAATCGGAGCTTGCAGGCGGTGAGCGTGCCGTTACATTCATCCAATGAGGGATCGCTTACCGGATTGTTGTTTTTGTCGAAGTAAAGCGTGCCCGTATAATCGCACCCATCGCCGGTGCGATACTTATTCCGGATGCACCAGGTACACAGGGAATGAAGCTGGCGCGTCGGGATCATCAACCCCTGCAGATCCATCGGGCTGGTAAGAACAAACTCGATACTTTCACCGGGAAGCTCGCTATTTTTACCGTCGATATAGCAGACCTGCAGCTTTTCCTGACTCGGGTCTGCTGTGGGGTTGCCGTCCGCGAAATTTCTGGCATCGAGATATTTCTCTTTTGTGTCGTGAATAGTGACTTTGGCCTGCAGCATATCGTCATAGGCCAGACACAGGGCAGAAATAGAGCTTTCGATGTTCGCAACCGTCAGTGATGGCGTTGCATTGCTCCCACTGGTTGATTTTTCCAGGCCTTCCAGCTGATACGGCCAGGCGGCGTATTCATTTCCCTGCCACCAGATTGGTTTCGCCGGAAGCTTGGACTCATCCCCACCAGCGGCGATGATTTCCGCTTCCGTGTGGGGAATGCGGTAATTGTGAAAGCGGAGAACGTCCGTTAGCCCAAAGGAAGAACCGTCCACCTCAATCAGACGAACATCGTTTCCGGATTCAAGCTTCTGATAGTCTGCGTTTAAGCTCATGGTTTAAATGCCTGGATGAATGTTGCTTCAAGGTTGAATTTCCCCGCACCCAGCCCGGTGGGTTTATACGTTTCGCAACGATACAAACCCAAAGGCTCGAGCGGCGGCTTCCACTGAAAGGCTTTCGTTCCTTCATGCCTGTCGAGAAAAGACTTAATGGCAGAAATGTAGGTTTCGTTGCCAGTGAAGTTAAGCGTCCACTGCTGAGTTCTGGTGTTCAATCCATCCCCTGAAACCTGCTCATATCCATCGCCAAACTGGGCTTTCCTGACGCGGAAACTTGTATCAGCCTCCGCGTTAATCCGTGGGCACCAGGTGAAAGTTTCAATGGCCATAATTATCGGGTTCCTTTCATTGCGTTCCAGATGTCGCCGCCGGGACGAATATCACGCATCACATTCTGCTTATAACGTCGATCAACAAATTCCCCGACCTCGGCACCAAATTGCTCAAGGCCTGGCGAGGCCTGTGTTTGAGTGTTGCCGTTGCCATCGATGGTGATATAAACCTGTGGCGCCGAAGATACAGACTGACCTCCGCCACCTCCGACCGCACGAACGCCGAGAGAACCATCCGGCGCGCGGGTAAGCGGCATGATCGCCTCCGGCCCAGCCTCTCCCATGATTCCGGCCCCGCCTTTTGCGAAAGCGAACATGGTGGGGTTTCTGACGATCCCATTACTGAAAGCGCTCAGAGATGGGGAGTCATAAACGCCGCCTTTGGCGTTAAACTGGAAGTTCGATCCGTAACTGGAAACCGCCGTGCCGGTGCTGGCTGATGCTCCCGCCCCGCCTCCGAAGAAGCTGCCTACACTGCCGATGAGTGAGCCAAAGATGCCAGAACCGGAAGAGGCACCACCCATCGCGCTAACCACCGCCATCTGCAGAGCCACTTTTTCGATAATCTGCAGGACAGAAATACCCCACGATTTCCAGCTAACCTTATTGCCTTCGAGCATTGAGGTGACATTACCAAACGCGCTGTCGAGGGTGGTTTTCACCCCGTCAGAAACCGTGCCGGATACGTTACTGATTTCATCAAACCAGTTGGCATAGCCGCGGGATACTCCGGACATCCAGTCCGCTTCAGCTGCTGCTATAGCCTTGTATTTCTTATCCAGAGCATCGAGGGCAGCTGCGCGCTGTGCGATGGCCTCGGTGCCGCCGTCCGTTTTAGCAAAAACACGGTCGATCTGTTGCGTCTCATCGAACCGGCTGCGCTGGCGATCACTCATGCCTGCGGTTTCGGTTGTCAGCGTCGCCTCATCCCTGAACTTTCGAGCCGCTTCGGTTAAATCCTTCAGGGCATCCGCTTGTTCGCGCTGCTTGCGTACGTTCTCGTCGGCTTTTTGCGTCCATTTTGCCAGCTCTGCTGAAGATGCCTGGATTGCCCTGCGCTGCTCGTCAGTCCATTTAGTGCCTGCCTGATGCGACGCTGCGTAAAGCTCGGAGGCTTTTTCGCCTTCCGTTGCACGGACGCGTTGCACATCGATAGCCACGCTCAGATCGGCCATTTTCCGGGAATACTGTTCGGCGGTACTTGCCGCTTCGCGCTCGGCTTTACTCTGTGCTTTCGAGGCGGCGGTAGAGGTTTTTTTTGCCTCCGCAGCCGCAGCATCCTTTTTGGCTGCCTGATCCTTGTTGTAGATGTACTGGGTGTAAAGCGCCCCCGTCAGCTGCAGGTCTTCTGCTTCATAGACGTGCTGCTGATGGAGTTTTTCTAATCCGCTGAGGCTGGCCAGCTCGTTATCGCGGCGTGAGCGCTCCAGTGCTGTTTGCTGTTGAGGCGTTGCGTTCGCCAGAGAGACAACTGGCCCAGCATACTGCGGCGGCTTCGCGCCAGCGGTCGCTGACATTGAGCGGTTAAGCAGGTCATACGCACCTTTCAGGATAGAGACGGCGCCAGCCTGTTCGATAGCCTTTTGCGTGGCCAGATCGCTGGCCTGGTTTACCAGCTTCTGCGTTTGCTCGACTTTTGAGGCTGCCTGTTCGCGCTGGTACTCCAGCTGGTTCAGCTTATCGGTCAGCTCGATATTTTTGGCCGTGATGTCGGCCTGGTCCATGAAAGTGTTGATCAGGGTCAGCGTCGGATGGCGGTTATAGTCCTGCTGGATTTGGTCAACCGCCTTAAGACTGTCTTTCACCTTCGCGATCTGAGAGTCGAGGTCGGCCAGGTCCTGTTTTTGCGCCTGTAAAGATGTACGGGCATCAGCCGCGGTCGAACGCAGGCCAAGCACCGACATCTGCTGGAGCTTGGTGTTGATCTCGTCGAGGTTGTTGGCAAAACCTACCGCCTCACGGTGCACCTGCTGGGTATGCTGATACAGGCCATACATCGCAGCGCCGGCACCGATAATCACTCCAGGCCAGCCACCGAGAATACCAAGAACGCCACTACCCAGGCGGGACATCACCGAGGCTGTATTGGTGAGGTTATTAACGGCCGAAGTCCTGCCAGCAAGCGCCGTATTCAGTGATGCCTGAGCAGCAGCAAGATTACGCTCAGCGACAATCTGAGCCTCAATACTCGTCGCCGCTGCACGCGCCTGTTGAGCGCGGTAAACAGCCTGGCGACCAGCAGCAACGCTAACCTGAGCTCCACGGACCTGAGCCTGCGCCAGCGCGACCTCGGCGGCCGTATTAGCGAGGACTGCCCGGGTTGACTGAGCAACGCTGCCGACCATGTTGCCAAAATAACGAGCGAGGCCAACACCAACCAGAAGACCGGCTGTATTTGCCACATCATCGATGTTATTCGCCAGACCATCCAGCACGCCAGAAAGCGTGGATGATGCGCCGACAGCATCATTCGCCCCGCCAACCCATGCGAGAAAGGCGTTTTGCACTTTCTGTGCAGATCCGCTGATGGATGCAGGAAGGGTGTCGAATTCTTTACGGAGGATCTCAACGTTGGTCAACAGCGGGACGATCTTGTTGGTCGTCAGCTCGCCGTTGTTGGCCATATTTCGCAGGCCACCAACAGTGGTACCCAGGCCATCAGCCAGCAGTTTCGCCAGGCGGCCGCCGTTCTCCATGATGGAGTTAAATTCTTCGCCTCGCAAAACGCCTGAGCCAAGTGCCTGGCTAAGTTGGGTGATAACAGAGCTCGCCTCTTCGGTACTGGCGCCAGACAGCTTCAGTGAGGTTGCTACGGTTTCCGTAACTTTTGCGACGTCAGCAGAAGCGTAACCGGCATCACGAAGGGACTGCGCAATTCTGCTGTACAGGTTGCTGTTTGCCTCGAGGGATGTTCCGGTACGCTGGCTAATCTCCATCAGCACGCGCTGGGATTGCACGTAATCCTCGCTGGAAGAGGACGCAAGGCGAAGACGCCCGTTCAACTGGTTCCACGTGTCGGCAAACTGAATCAGCTGATGCGTGGCAAATGCACCAGCCCATGCACCGGCAAGCCCGGCAGCTGAAGATCGCACGGCTGCAAGCTGAGAGTTCAGGTCAGCCAAAGAACGCTGAGTTTCACGCGTGGCCGCTGCAGCTTTTTTCCCGCCCTGTTCCATAGAGCGGTAGTAATCGGTTCCCATGCGGGACGCTCTGGCGATCTCTGACTGGAAAGAAGAAGAGTTCGCCGAAATTTTGATGATTAGCTCGCGCAGCGTTGCCATATTTCACCCATAAAAAAGCCCGCAGCCGCGGGCATCAAAGACTGGACATCCATTCTTCAAGTTCAGAGACTTCTGCGCCTTCTTCCTGCTCACCCCATTTCAGCATCACGTCAGGAATGGTGAATTTCCCGCCCTGAGAGTTCAGCATTGCAACGGAGATCTGCGCCGCCTGAGCATCGGAGCGCCAGTCACCAATCGGACTGATGCGGTCGAACTCGATCCACATTTTGAGCTCGCTGGCGGTCATGGTCTGGCGTAGTTCGTGGAGAGTAAGCCCCAACCGGAGCGCCAGCGACATCAGGAAGAAGGTCAGCGGCTGCTTTACGGCTTTCCCGCTTCTTCCTGGCTCATTCCGAGGTTGAGGGCCTGAGCCAGCAGGCGGGAGTGCACAGGACCATAAATTTTAGATACCTGCTCCTGATCCTCATCGCTGAATACTCGCTCGCCATTTTCATCCAGCAGAACGTCAATAAACAGAACCACATCAGCCTCTTTGTTACGCAGAAACTTTTCCGCCTCCGTCAGCGTCGGTGCCTCTTCGCCCTCGGCGAGCTGTGGATTAACGATCTCCCGGAATTTCACCCAGGCATCGCCAGAGGGTTCACGCAGCGTTACCTTTGCGCCATCCCATTCAGGGACCGTGATACCTTCTTTGGTTCGGTAGGCTTTCGATGCTGTAAGCGCCACGTTGCGTAATGAATTCTGTGATGTTTTTTGCGGCATTTCATTTGTCTCTTGTTACATGATCGGAGGGATAAAAAAAGCGGCCGAAGCCGCTCAGGAACCAGACGCGTAGATGCGTTTAGGTTTGCCGCGTACACGCAGAGAATAGGTAGCGCCAACAACGGAAGAGGTTGCAGCAGACCATGAGCTCTGGCGTACCTCCACCAGCACGTAGAAACCATTGCCAGACGGGAATACCACGCGCAGCGCACGCAGTTCGTCATTTTCGTAAGCGGTCTGCAGTGCCTCCTGTGCTGCTTCATCGCCAACCCAGTTACGGGTAATGCTCATTTCAGCAGGTGCGGCGAGGCCGTTGGTTTGCTCCTGTTCAGTTGAGCACAGCGTGGTTACGTCGATATCCCCTTTCTGCCCGCCGGTGAAGGTGATCTCCTTTGTTGCACAGGCTGCTTCCAGCCAGGTAATGCCAGCCCCCGGGAAACCTGAGGCGTTAAAATCCTCGGCGGTTACGGGTGCGTCGGAGACGGCAAAGGTCATCCCCTTTGTAACTTCATACTTACTGGTCATGGTTTCTCCAGTTAAAAAAAAGACCGCAGGAGCGGTCTGTTATGGTGGGTAAAGTTAAACGGTTACCTGAAATTCGAGCGTTGCCCGGTGATAGCGCAGATCAGGCTCATAGCCCGGCGTTTTCACAATGCTTTCCGGCTTCAGCACCTGCAGAGCATCAAGCGCCATATTCCTGATCGTGCGCGCTTCAGCGATGGTGCTGGAATAGACATCAACCTGCACAGAAACGGCAGATTCAGCCTGACCGCAAAGAACGTCTGCGGCCACATCGGTAATAATCGAGAAAATTACCCAGGGCGGAGAGACTGAAGGCTTCCCGTCACTACCGAGCGGCGCAACGTAGGGATAAACCTGCCCTCCGGCCAGCGGCGCCAGCAGAGGATAGAGATCGTCTTCCGTCATTTGCTTAATGCCTCGTCAATGGCCTGGTTCATGCGCCTGATTGCGACCTCCGTCGCCTGCTCCTGGCGTACATCGAACGCGGGACGAATGAAAGGGTGCGGCGGCATGTTAACGGTACCCATTTCGACGAACTGCCAGTAAAAGGCGTTTCTCGGGTTATTAGCCTTCATCGTGTTATCGCTGTTCCCGGTGCGCGGGTTAACACCACGAATGTGGACACCAGAAGAAATTTCCCCGCGGCGTCGGCTTTTTTGGGTCACCACCACCACGTTTTTTTTCAGTTTCCCGGTACGCACCGGCGCGCGGGCGATCACTTCTTCCTTTAGCACTTCGGCGCCAGCGCGCGTGGCGTCACGCAGAACCTTGTTGTTTTCAGCGCGGCTAAGCGCCTCCAGATCCTTTGCGATGTCATTCAGCCCGGAAAAATCGAGGCTCGTCTCAATCATTTTTCAGCTCCCGTTTTGCAAAGAATTTCCAGGCGAGTGCCGTTCGCATTTGCTACAGGAGGACCGATGATATTTAGCACCTGACCTTTATACGGGCCGCTGAGCACTTCAAGACGAGAAGAGGCGTTTAGCTCTGACCTGAAGCGCATCCAGACGCGAATGGTTGCCTGCGCCGTTTCCGCGCCGCCTGAAAGCTGCTCTCTGCCGCTGATCCCCTTGACCTCAGCCGGGACCGGGTTGCCACCAGTCCACGTTTCAACCGGCTGACCAGATGGATCGCGCGAAGTCGTGAAGGTGAGAATTTTTACCCGGTGCCTGAATCGTCCAGGTTCCATCAGGAGCCCTCCTCAGGTTCAGATTTACCGCGCCAGTTGCGATGGATGAACATCATCCGTTCTGCGGCGGCGTTCTCATAAAGCTGTACTTCACTCTGCGCGGTGCGGTGTTCAAACATGTCCGCAAACACCAGCAGTACGGCACCCTTCACTGCTGCAGGAATGTCAGTTGCCGCTTTCCATGCCGGTTCATCACACCACCGGTAGCAGTAGTCAAAAGCTGCCTGTGCGTACAGCGTGATCAGCTCGTCCCTGTCATCCTCCTCAAACTCAATCTGCTGTTTGAAAAGGGGGAGGCTAATTACATCCAAAGCATCTATCGCCATACGTTAAAAGGGCGGGTTACCCCGCCCTCCTCCATCATGAGCCAGAAGAGAAAGTGCCCTTGATGATTGCCGTCGGGCGATAGTGCGCCAGCGCAAGGCGTTCTTCACACAGGATGGTCAGCATGTTTTTCACGAAGTTATCGCGGTCTTCACGGCTGACTTCCACGGTGGCATCCATGCGATCCCACACCTGTGAGGCCATATCAAAACCGCCCACCGTAAAGGTACCGGCGGCCTGTGCCTTAGTCGGAACTACTGGCAGACCCCACATGATGTTGCTGGTAAACGCCTGAGGACCGCCGAAGATATAGCGGCCTTCATTGTCTTTCAGCAGCGCAATGTTATGCCAGTCGCGCGGGTTCAGGACGATACCGGAAGCGCTAAACTCAGATTCGGTCACCTGATAAATGGCGTGAGCGATAATGTCGGCGCGGGTGTCGCCGGTGGCATTCAGCGAGGTGTCGTAGGCGGTTGCCACTTTGTTCAGACCTTCCAGGTTATCCCCGGTGCCGTCACCGTTCAGCAGCTGGCCTTCTTCCTTCAGTGCCAGACCGTACATGAGGCGGTTGTTAACGTAGGACTGCAGCATTGGCGCATCGTCCATCACCTGACGTGATGCCTGCACCCAGTGCGCGATGGTCTTTACGTTCGCGGTCTGTTTGCTGAAGGTGATATCCGACTCTGGCTTAAGCGCCTTCTCTGCCACTACGTCGGCGTTATTGGTAAACACCTCTTCACGAACGTATTCGAGAGCGTTGCTGGAAATTCGGCCCTGAGCCAGCAGGTCGCGGATAGTCAGACGGCGCAGACCAGGCATGATGATGCCAGGCATCTGCATCGGCTGGATCAGTGAGCCAGCAGAATCAGCGTCACTGCCGAGAGACTTGTTAAACGTCTTCGCGTCGAAGGTGCCCTGTTTGCCGTCCCATGACTTGATGAGCTCTTCAGCGGCACGTTCAGAGAAGGATTTCTTCTCACCCGGATTTTCAGCACCGGAAGCCAGTTTCTGTTCCAGATCGAAAAGACGCGTACCGGATTTGGTCAGTTCTTCCTGCACTTTTGCCAGGTCGGACTGCAGCTGTTTGGAAACCTGGCCCGTGCTTTCGATTTCAGCTTTTTGCGCATCGAACAGCTGGGTCATTTTCTGCTGGGATTCTTCGATTGCTTTTTGAATGAGAGCGAGTTCAGACATAATTAATTACCTAAATTAGAAGGGAAAGATTTAATGCTCTGAAGCAGAGCGTTGATTTGTGCTTCGTTTCCGTCGCCCTCGGACTCGCTCCGAATCGCTGACTTAAACCGGGCTATTAACCCAACTGCCTGTGATTTTGTGAGCCCGACTGAATCCCTCAGCCAGTTCTCCACATCACGGATCGTTTCAATGCCATCGACACTTTTCATGGCTGCGATGCCAGCCTGTTCGTTGGCGGGGAAAGTGCAGACGCTGATTTCTCGCAGAGCCTGGATATTCTTAAAAATGCGGCCCGTTGGAATGATGGTGTAATCGTCTTTCGCAACGGAAAAGCCAACCGACATACCTTCAACCGTACCGTGCTGCATTGCCGCTTTCAGGTCGGCAGCGCCGCTGTGCCCTGGGGTAAGTTGACCGCGCACATAGAGGCCTTTTTCGTCTTCGGCCAGGCTGTCCCATTTACCAACCGGCAGCTCCCACGTCTTGTGGTTGAAAAACATCGCCACTTTGCGGGTCTGGTTCGCCAGTGCGTTTTTAAACGCCCCGGGCAGAATGATGTCGCCATCGGAATCGGTGTTATTAAAAACAGAGGCGTAGCCTTCAAAAATCCCCTGTTTACCGTCACCGGTGAACTTGATTTCTGTCTCGTCGAAGGACAGCGTTTTTACGATCTCAGGCATTACGGCCCCCATAAAAATTAAGCCCCGTTATTACGGGGCTCTTTGTTGGTTCCTAAATCGGTGATCGGCACGTATTGCGACTGGCGCATTGCCACATCGCCACCCGGCAATGGCGGGAGGTTGTCCGTTCGTCGCATCTCGTTGATGGTGCGTAGCCCTGCCTCTCCCATTGCCTTCATAAAGGCAGCGCGGGATGCCGAATCGCCCCTCAGCAGGCCGTCGAGGTTGTGCTCAGCATGAATGCGGCCAACATCCTTAACGGGAATAAGCCACCGCTGAATGCTGTTTTCCCACCGGGAGATATAGGGCTGCAGGGTGTACTGCAGGAAGCCGAGATTCTGCTGCTCGATGCCCGATCCCCAGCTCGTTGATTTCTCGACGTCGCCAACAAGGTGAGGCGGTACGCCAAAGAATCGCGCCAGTTCACTTACCTGAAATTTTCGGGACGCCATCATTTCGGCATCCTGCGGCGTTACGCCAATTGCCGATGTGGAAAAGCCCGCTTCCAGAATCCAGAGGCGTTTTTTTACCGGACCGCCGGCGATCTCTTTGAAGTTCTCTTCGACCTGCGAGCGCTGCTGTTCAGTTAGCACTTTTTCGCCGGTTGAGAGGATTTGCGGAGACTTGGCGCCGTTGGCAAAGAAATCTCGCTGCTGGTCCTCCATCGCAACTGCCACACCTGCCGATTTACAGGCAAAAGCAATGGGTGACAGGCCGACCAGCCCGGTGAATCCGAAGCCTTTAAGGTGAAAAATCTCTCTCTGCGAAAAGTCGGCGTATTCGCTGTCGCGTTGATAGCGATAAACCACTTTTTTTCCGACGAGTTTCACATCCATATTGGCAGACTGAAGCGGGAGAAGGCTGATCACGTCACCCGCGCTGTTGCGGTCCACCAGTGCATACGCGTTACCGTAGAAACAGAGCTGCATCGTCATGGCCTCCCTGAATTCCTGGGCGGTCATGTACTGATTCGGTGAGTAGCGCAGCAGTCGCGCCAGCGGATTGCTCAAACCCACTTTTTTGCGGTTGTCATTCTGGTCGGTTTCGAAGACATCAAGCGGTAAGCATGCCGTGAGCGTTGAAATCAGGCTCACGCAGCGCCAAACCGTCGAAATTTGCAGTATCCGTTCATCGTTAATGGATGAATCGCCCAGGTGTCCGTGGGCCGAAACAGGCCCCGTCTGTGAGCCCTGATTTGGGGTAACTAAACGCCCGCCGACAAACCAGGACTGTAGCCTTGCCCACCAGCCGTTATTGGTTCGCAGGTCAATCGTGTATTTAGGTTCTTCCATCACATGCTCAGCGGTCGGAAAATGAAGTCGTCGAAGTCACCACCCTGTTCGGTAACTTCCCCATTAGCAGCACCAACGGACATTGTCATTGCGACCATGCCATCAATACGGCCTGTTGCTTTGGACTTATCGAGCTTGCGGTTGCCAGCAGCATCTTTCACCACCACCGCATTCACAGCACACATCGTTAATACGGGGTGCATGCCATGCCTCACACGCCCGTTAAGCATCAGAGACTCCAGCGTATCTACAGCTGGCCCCATATCCTTAAAGCCCTGGCCGAACTCGACCAGCGGGAGGCTAAGCCCAATGGCATCGGCATCCTTCCTGAACTGGTCAATGCGCCAGCGGTCAAAAGCCATCGAGGTAAGGTCGAAATCACCGATAATTTCAGCGATATCCGCAACGACGAATGAGTAATCCACCGAAGCGCCTGGCGTGGTGCGCAGCAGCCCCTCTCTAACCCAAACGTCATAGGGTGCGCGGTCCGTTTTGGTTCGCTCTTCAAGCGTCTTTTGCGGTGTCCAGAAGAAGGGGAAAACATCCCAGACACCATCATCTGCTTCACCAGCGATAACCAGCGCCGTTAAGTCGTTCCTGGCTGACAGATCCAGCCCCGCGTACCACTTCCTCGGGGTGTTAATCGGCATCTCTTCGCAAAGCTCCCACACGCTGCGGGAGATAAACGGCGATACGGTAGAAACGCGCTGATTGAGGTTGAGATTTCGGAAGGTGTTTTCGAAGCTTGGCATTCGGCCTGCTTTCTCGGCCTGGCGCGCCATGTCTTTTTCTGACCTGAATGTTCCCAGCGCCGGGTTCGCAGCCAGCCAGGACTCGCGTTTACTGATATCAGCGTCCTTTGGCGCTTCATAAACGTGGCACACGATGTGCGGATCTTTCGATTTAACCGCATCATCAATCCAGATGCTCAGCAGGTCAGCATCGTTTGCTGCCTGCGTACTGATAACAATCAGCAGCGGGTTTTCATGCGCCCCTGCGCGGTAGTTATTGCATCGATAAAATCATCCTGCGGCCCCCTAACCTGCCCGGTTTCATCGAGAATGGCCAGAATGGGGGAAAGGCCGTGCGTCGTCTTTCCTTCTGCGGATAAAGCCTTGTATTCGACGTTACACGGCAGGCCGATCAGCTTTTTGCCGCTTGGCGTAATGTGCACAATCTCCTGCAGCTTAGGGTTCAGGTTGACCATCTTCACCGCGAGGTTAAAAACGATGGCCGCCTGTTCCCGGCTAAGTGCACCGCTGACAATCTGCGTGTTCTGGACCGCTTCAGGACCCACCAGGTGAGCCAGCAGGATTCCAGCGATTAAGCCTGTTTTACCGTTTTTTCGGGCGATGCTGAGGATCGCCATATCCGTTCCGGCTGGATTGTCGTAAACCGCCAGGATGAATTCTTTCTGAAAGGTGTCCAGCCTCATTGGCTGGCCGATAAGCTTGCCTTCCGGCACGATGCAAAAGCGCTCAATGAACGCTATTACACGCTCACCTCGCGTCATAGTCTTTTATCCGTGCTTGGGAAAGGCAATCAGGTTGTCGTCCTGGTCCTGATGCTCGTTTTTGGTATTTCGTGCATCACGATCATTCTGATTGCGTTTCTTCTGGTCGCGGCTTTCGCCGTTGGTTGCGTGGGAATGGATCTGGAGGTCACGGCGCTGAGCCAGAATAGTTCGCTGCAGCTCAACAATCTGCTTGCGTAGGTCTTTGATAAGCCCTTCGTCGCGGCCCTCTCCGCGAATTCGCTCTTCTTTGCGCAAATCCTTGCGTAAAACGGTGATATAGAGCTGATTATTTGCCAGTTCTACGGCGGCCAAAAGGTCAGCTGGCGTCCAGCTGTCCAGAGCTTTCGATCTGATATTGTCATGCCAGAATGGTTCGGCTTTTTTTCCAAACCTGCATGGGACGGAGGATCGATGGTGTCCACTGCTGCATTTTTCATGGCCTGAACCGCTGCCGCCGAACTGTCGGAACGGGTTCGTTTATCTGCCATATGTCAACACCTTAAAACTAAAAAAATCGGGTTAGTGTTAAAATAAAACTTTGGCGGCGGTCATTTGGGGCAAAGGTGTTGAAGATTTGATCCCCCCCTGCCCTTATGCGATTCATTCTCATTTGATATCGTTGCATTTGAAATGATTACACATGATAGGAAATCGCCTTGCCGCCGCCGCGCTATGCCGAATGTTTGTCTACCTGTTCGAGTTTCTGATCGCCTTTCCCGTGCCCGGAGACAACATGCCCTGAGACGGTCACTGTCGGCACCTCCTGCCCTACAGCGTGCGAGAACCGGATGGATGTCACGTCCTTCATCTCCACGCCATCAATCACCAGGCGAATGAATTTTCCATCGCGGTATTCAATACTGAGATCTTTCATTACGTGCTCCAGTGAGACGCAGGATCGAGCGGGTAGCCGTTGGCATCACAGCCGATGACGGTGCCGCTCTTCTCCATTCTCTGTTTCGTTGAGTCGTGATGCGCTTTGCACAGTGGCTGCCAGTTCTCTTTACTCCAGAACAGGAGCTGTGCTTTCGATATGGCCAGCGGGTTACCTGACTTAAGCGCATCTTTGAGTTTGTGGGGCACGATATGGTCAACCACCGTTGCTGGGGTTATGCGTCCCTGCTGCTCGCACATCACACATAGTGGGTGCTGCTGCAGGAAACGCAGACGGGCTTTATCCCATCGGCTGCCATATACGCGGGGCTCTTTGTTCATGCCAGTCTCCATGCGCGGCGGCGTTCCGTCCTCGGCTCGTTGTCAGGGTGACGCTCAACCGTCGGCATGTCGGCGTGATCCACCAGCGAGTAACACGGATAAATCACCCGGCCACCGAATGCCTCACCGACGGCGTAATCAGCTGCCAGCGTTTTATTCCAGGTGCTGAGCATGCGCCCCAGCCTGCCCTGAGGAGGGCTGTAACATACGCCGTGAATCAGTTTGCTTAATACGATGTGGTCACCACAGACGCGATCCGCATCCACCAGCATTCCGGCAATCTCTTTCTGATACTGCGGCGGTCGGCCAGTACCGAGATAAAAGCTCAGCATGTCGTCAGGGAAGCGCACCAGCCAGTCAGTTACCTTATCGGTGAAGCCCTGCACAGGAAGCGCGTCGTCTTCCAACACTACTACCCGGCAAGGTTGCTCAGCAGCCCATTCGATAGCGCGACGATGATTCCAGTTAGCGCCGCGGTTACCTTCATCAATAAGCAGATGAGCATCCAGCATCGCGGCAAGTCGTTGCGCATAACCTATGCGAGAGTGATGGCCAACCACAACAAACTTCACTTGTGTTTCCACCATGCGGCCTCCTTACCGATACCATCAGTTTTGAAAACGGTATGTACCAGAGGGCCGGTGACCAGTCTGTCAGCGAATGACTGCGCGACAATACCGAATGCCAGCATGTCACCCACCGCGGCGCCAGCCTGTTCTTTCTTCCAGAAACGATAACTCTCGATCCGGTAGTAAAGACGGATGATGCCGTGAGCGAACGCCATTACATCAGCGCGGCTGCCACCCAGCAGACCAGCGTTAAGCATCACATCGTTGCGGTGCGCTTCAATGAATTCCTGATAGATACGCTCAGGATGATTCTGTTTCGCCCAAGTGTCGGCGTAGGTCTTCGGTTCAGAACCGACGTAAACAGTCCCGGGCTGCATTTCTTCCCACGGCGCGCGAAGCATTTCGACGTCGGTACCATCGGTACACCAGACGAACCGATATTCAGGGTGATCGCGCAGGTGCTGCCAGATATGCAGCCAGCGCCGGAAGTAGACATTCATCTTCACGTCAGGTACGAGATAAAGCTCAACATCTGCCGGGGCCGTCAGTAATTCATCCACCAGCGCAATACGTCCACAATTCCGAAGCGATGCCGCCCACCTGGTCAGCATGTCAGGAGAGGCGGTCATTTTCGTACCACGCTGCGGGTCGGGCTGACTAGTCAGTAGCGTAGTGATAACCACGTCGCGCCGCTGGCGGTATTCAACGTAACCAGTAAACCCGGCATCACGCCGTTCGTTGTGGATTTTAACGTTACGTTCCACCAGCGCCTGCCTGTCTGGTTTCGGTACCGAACGCTCCACTGCCTCATGCTCATCGAGAGAATGAATCAGCTTTTCTGAATCAGTTACATCGGCATAAGCCCACGTAGTCAATCCAGCGTTATGAATGCGCAGGGCTAGGTCGCTGTGTTCGTACATGCCTCGCCCGTATACCGGATCAAATCCGCCCACCTTCTCGATGGCGCTGCGGTGGTAATACAACATCACGCCACGCTGCCCGGTATACGCCACATGCTGATCGTCACGGTAAAGCACCGAAAGGTCATTCAGCTTGTTGCGGCCAGCCAGATCGAGAAACTGGTAAGCCAGGTGTGGCTCGGGTGATTCGATGTAGGGAAGATGCCAGTTATCGGCAATGGGCCAGGCATCATCATCCCACAGAAAAATATGCTCGCACCCGGCATCCATCAGGGCTGACAGGCTAGCGTTCTTCGAAGCAACAATTCCGAGTGATGTTTCATGGCGAAGCAGCTGCACGCCGCCGGGAACTACCGCTGCAGGATTTGAACCGTCATCGATAACCACAACCAGCGCACCGGATGGCAGGTGCTTCATGTGCTGTTCTAGCGCTCGCCTCAGAACTTCAGCGCGCTGGTGTGTCGTTATTGCAATCCCGATCCGCGATGAAATTTCGCAGGCGGGTGCATACGGGACACCATCAATAGTGACCTGCATTTGATTTTCCTTTTAGACGTGAGCCTGTCGCACGGCAAAGCCGCCGAAAGTTAACGGTTTACCCAGGCTCACAACTGAAAGACTTTCTTTGATGTGCGCGTGCGATGCGCATTAAAAAGCCCCGCTATTGCGAGGCTCTGGTTTCTTTCTGGCAGTTCGCCTGCCACGCTTTGTTATGCGCCAGGATGTCTTTCTTCGTCTGGCGGTCCATAACGTCGATGTCGTGATCGGTCAGGTAGATTGGTTTTACCCAGTCACAGGCAGTATCAACCACCACCGGGACGCTTCCACGTGTCACGCAGCTCGCGATCAACATCGTCATCAGGCATGCGGTTAACAGTCTGCTGTACATTGCTGGCCTCTTTCGTTGCTTCTACCCGGCGTTCGGCTACTGCGACCGTGGCCGCTGCGTTATCTTCGGTGCGCTGCTGGTCTGCTTTCGCTTCCGCTTTGCTGGTGCCGCGTGAATGACCTAGGCCAAATGCGGCGACAATAGCAGCAAAAACCGCGACAACGAGTCCGGTAATCATCTCAAGCGTCATATAACCACCCGCTCCTTTACCCAGCCATAAACAAACGCCTCGTTCGCGCTGCGCTGTTCTGCCAGCTCGAGATAACGCTGACCCTGGCTACAATTCAGAGCCCGAAGCATAACCAGCTCGCCCTCTTTTCCTCGCCGGGAAAGATAGCTTTTTAACGCGCTGATAGTTCGCGGACCGATAAAACCATCTGCAATCAGATCGGGATAGAGCGTGCCCTGAATGTTGAACACGTTCAGCCAGCGCTGAAACCATTTGGTCTGCACCGATGGGCCCATGTTTACGCCTGTGTCGCACAGTTCGGCGGCGATGGTTGGTGATACCTCAGAAACAAGGTCGAAGCGTGGCCCTGTCCAGTAGTCAGCAGTCAGGATATCCAGCGCCTGCTGGCGGGTAAGGTTGCGCATATCACCGTTATAACCGTGGGCGCGAGCTACCGATTGCGTGATCCCCCAGTTTGTTGGGCCGCCTTTGTCGTCGGGGTGATTAACGTACCCGCCCTCTTTGCCGAGGATGGCATTAAATATTTCGTCTTTGGTCAC